CTTACAAAGAAAGGTACGTTTGCTGGTATTAGAGAATATATAACACAGTCAGATGTCACAGTAAAAGATGCAACTAATACTACAATTCATGTACCAAGACTAATACCAAGTGGAATATTTAAACTTGCTGTATCAAATAACCAAGATGTTTTAGTTTTATTAGGTACTGACAATCCAAACAGGTTATATATAAATCGCTGGTTGTATGGTTCTAATGGTCAGAAGGTATTAAACTCTTGGTTTACTTTTACTATAAATTCAAATAGAACCATAAGAAATATTGATTTTATTGGTACTGATTTGTTTTGTGTAATAGAAGAAGCTAATGGTACAACACTAGAAAAGATACCTTTTGAGAATAATTTTAAAGAAACCAATGCAGACTTTGAGTTCTACTTAGATCACAAGGTTACAGAAGCAACTACTGGTGTATCAGTTGCTTATAATTCAACCACTAAAAAATCTACATTTACTGTGCCTTATAGATTAAGAGCTTCAATGGTAGTAGTCGGTAGATATTTAGCATCAAATGAAACCAGCACTTTTGTTGATTTACAAGGTAATACAAGAACTTTAAAAGCTGGTACTGTTTTAAAAACAACTAATACATCTGATGGTAGTACAACAACAATCACAACAGATGGTGACTTTAGAAATGCAAAGTTTATTATTGGAGAACCTTATGAATTTCATTATAGATTTAGTGACCAGAGAATAACAGAAGCATCAGGGCAAAGCAGTGCTGAAATTTTAAGCGGTAGATTACAGCTAAGATATTTTTATTTAAAGTTTGAAGATACAGGTTTTTTTAAAGTAGAAGTCACACCACAAAATAGAGATACAAGTACACATAAATTTACTGGTAGATTATTAGGTTCTAGTTCTAGTGCTATTGGTGAGATTAATTTAGAAACTGGTACGTTTAGAGTTCCTATAATGAGTAGAACAGATCGGGTAAATATAGATATAAAAAACAATACTTTTTTACCAACACAACTATCAAGTGCAGAATATGAAGCTATGTATCATATAAGAAGCAGACGTATGTAAGTATGGGTTACTTAAGAAAATCAAAAATATCAGACTTAAATCACGTTTGTTCTAATATAAGAAATATAGATAAATTAGAAATTTTATATCAAACAAATAAAGATCCAGAAGTAGCACTACGATTATCATATCTCCATAGTAAAACTGTCATGACTGTAGCTGGTGACAACGATCAGCCAATGGGTATATGTGGAGTAGTTACAGGTGGTTGTATATGGCTTATAACAACAGATGAATTATTTAGTAATAAAAAATATAGAATACAATTAATAAGACAAGGTAGAAAATGGGTTGACAATCTGTTGAAATCTTACAAAATCCTATACAATGTAGTATATGCAGAGAATGAGTCTGCAATTAAGTGGTTGAAGTCTCTTGGTTTTCAATTTACTACATACCATAAAGAATATGGAGAACATAAAAAACCATTCTTTGAATTTATGAGGATCAAATAATGTGTGCTGCTATCCCTGCTCTTGGTCTTACAAGTAAATTAGCTGGTGGATTATTTTTAGGTAGTCTTGCTATAGGTGCTGTCTCAACAATACAAGCACAAAGAGTAGCAAACCAACAGGCTAGTTACGCTTACGAATCTGCAAGACGTAGTGCTTTATCTGCTGATGCTGCATTTGCAGCACAACAAGAAGCTGTTAGTTCAAGACTAAGAGAAGAAAGACAAGCAGCAGCACAGAAGAGACAACAAGCTTCTATAAAACAATTAGAAGCACAGGGAGCTATTGCAGCAACAGAAGGTGTATCAGGTAACTTGGCTGCATTATTAGATAGAGATGCACAAAGACAGGCAGGGGTTTTAAGAGATACAATCAATCAAACAATGGAATCAGCAGATAGACAATATGAAAGAGATATAGACGGATTAGAAGCACAGAGAGCAAGTAGAAGAAATGAAGCTGTTGATTTTCAAAACAGAGCATTTACTGAAGCATCAAAAGCACCAACATTATTAGATACTGTGGCTCAAGCTGCTACATTAGGACTAAATAGCTATATAGCTTTTAATAGAAGATGACCAACAGTTTTCAGCCACAGGCAAGACCAGTAGATACCTTTGTACGACAAAGTAGAAATGCAGCTATCAATACCAAAGATGCTTTTGGTCAGCTTGCCAGTTCTTTATCTATAATTAATCCCTCTTTAAGAAAGTTACTTGAAAGTGAAATTGATAAACAAAGAGGAATTATAGCTGCTGAAGCAGAACAGTCTGCTAAAGAAATGTACGATCCTTTTAGCCCTGATTATGTTAATAAATATAATTCAGCAGTAGATCAACAATTTCCAGAAGAAGCAGAACTTGATAATACAGCAGATGAATGGGGAAAGCAATTAGATACTGTCAGCAAAACAGTCAACCCAACAGAAGCACAGATACTAGCTGGTAGGACTCCTTGGTTTAGACATAATTTTTCTAAAACAAAAGCTACGTTACTAGGAGAAAGTTATGCTCAACGATTACAGACAGACTTTCTTACTGATACTGCTATAGATCCTGATGATAAATTACAGCAAGCAAAACCAATTTCTTCATTTTCATATACCAGCCCTACATTTCAAAATTGGCTTGCTGGTAAAAGAAGCAGCTATATAGAAAAGCTAGATGTAAAACCATACTATTTTAATAAATATTTTGTACCACAATTAGATAAAGGACATGATGCTATTCATGCCTTATCTAATACAGAATATCCCAAGCAGCTATTTGAAAATTATAAGATTATAAATAGTGAGAATATGAAAAGTAATATAGCTGACTACTATTTACTTAGACCACAAGGAGCTACAGAACAAGTCATACAACAAAACGAAGCCAACTTAAGAGCTAAAATATTAAAGCAGAATACAGAGATAAGAAAATTATTCAAAGGAGAAAACTATAACAAGATATTAGAACAACAAGTAGATACTCTTATAGATGCTGCTACTTCTATTGCACTAAGCGGAGATGTAGATGGAGCTAGAGCTTTATTAAATAATATGGCTAGTTACTTTCCAACAAATGATAAAGGTACATCTACACTTACAAGTCACCCTGCATTTACAAAGAAAGCTAATAAGTTTGAAAAGATGTTGTTGACATTATCAGAAGAGATAGAAGAAAAAAATGACAAGATAGAAACAGCACAAATGGAAGAAGATGGTCTTGCTTTATTACGCAATCCCAATGCAACAGATGAAGATGTAGTTGAATATTACAAAACATATCCATCAGAAAAAGCAAAAGAATTTTTAAATGAACAAATAACAGTTTTAAGACCAGAAAAATTTGACGAATATGACGATATAGAAGATAAAGTTTTGTTTAATGAATATAATTCAAAGAAAGAAGCGTATCGTGCAGCTAAGAGTTGGTATAAAGGTTCATTACAACTTGATAAACAACGAACACAATTTAAAGATTTAATTGACTTTATAGATGAAAAATTTGACGGAGAACTAACAACACTAGGACAAGGTATATCAACCATAGAAAAAGCTGTTAAAGATCAGTTCTTACAATTTGATGGTAAAGAATTTAAAGATGCAGTAGATGGTAGAGTAAGAGATGATTTTTTTAGAGATGGTAGAAAAGAATTAAAAGAATGGTATAAAGACAATCCACAAGCTTCAAAACAAGAGTTAATTGATGAAGCTGATGCTATTGCAGATAGACAAATAGAAAAAGCAAGGGCTTATATTCTTAGTGTTGAAGGTATAGATATAGAACAATACAACGATAAAAAAATAAAAGGACAAATATTTTTATTTGAAAGAATTGCAGACAGAATGGAAATGGGTAGTGATGGACAAAAACCTACTATTGAAGAAGTTGTAGAACAATATCAAGAATATGGAGATGTCACTGTTGGAGATATATTAAACAACTATGCAAAGATTGGAATGACACCAAAACATTTTACACTTACTGAAGATCAACAAGCTTCTTTAAATCAAGCTAGGGAGACATTAAAAGTACCAGCTATACCAACTAATACAAGTGGTTTTACACCATTCCCATCATCTCCAACTGGTATATTTAAAAATGTTAATAAATCAAAACCTAATAACCAGTTAAACAAATCAACTAACGAAGAAACACCAGCTAGACCTGATACTATAACTGACCCTAATAAATTAAAACTTACACAAATCTTTTCAGACATAGTTGTACCACCAGCAAATGCAGCAGAAGACGGAACTTTATTAGCTACAGGAGATGTACCGCCACCTATAGGGTCAGGGCAAGATTTTATGAAACGATTTGATAATTACCTAAATAGTTCTTTTGGATTTACTACAAGTGACAGGATCTATAAAAATATGCCTAACTATATGAAAGTTAATTTAATGAACTCTTTTAATGATGATGAAGCACAGCAGATAGCAGAAAACGAAGAGAAGCAACCAGTTACTACAACTGGTGAATTTTCACCTAGTCAAGACTTATCAGAAGTCAGAAGTGATGTAACTCCAAACTTAGGGTTAAGAGATGGCAGTCTTATAGCTATGGCTTTACCTTTTAAGGGAAAAGAAAATAAAAAACAAGAAGATACTAAAGTAACCATTAGTAAAGAAAATAATTCAATACAACGCATGGAAACTAATTTTAAGACAATTTATAAATTAGCTAAAGAAGTTGGTGTTAAGTTTCCAGAAGTAGTTGCAGCACAGTTTGGTGTTGAATCAGATCATGGATTACAAGTTACTGGTAAGAATAACTACTTTGGTATCAAAGCAACGCAAGCAGAAATAGATGCTGGT